GCGAACAATATCAACAGGGCTTTTCGCACCTTGTGCGGCACGAGCAAGAATGGCTCCCTTTGCAGCCTCTCGAAAAGGAGCCACAAAGCCACCACGCACCTCACCAACCAAATTTCCAAGTCCAGTTGCCGCCTGCACGTTCCTAAAACCCTGATTAAGCTTGGTTCCAGAAGCAATAATTGCGGTAAGTTGATTGACTGCGTCGTTGTTTAGATTAAGCCCCTGTGATGCCATTGAGCTAGTGGCGCTGGATATTATTCCCAGAAACTTCTCGATCTGTTTACCACCAAGACCCATAGACTGAGCCATTCGTGCGGCCTGAATGGGCATCATTTCCCCGCGACCCAACGTTCCCTGTGTTCGGTCTCCGCTAACTCCACCCGCACCGGCAGCACTAAGACCAACAAAACCACCAAGAGTTTGAGCCCCAACACCCTGCGTCATAAGTCTTAACAGATTGTCGCTACCTACTTGTTTTAAAGCTCCCCCAACTCCAGCAGCTTGGTGAAATCCCGTAAACCCTGACATTGCTTCTTCGTGGCTAAATCCAAAACCACCCGCTTGTTTCACAAAGCCCATTCCGGTCGTTCCCGACGTACCACCGGCAGCAGCCCGAGCCCGTGCAGCTTGGTTGTCTATCGCTCCACGCTGGTACATCTCTTGAACGCGGAGTGCGAAACCGGCAGCAATAGCTCCGAACACGGGTACAGCTGCTGCGGCAGTTCGAATACCTCTGGTTCTTCCTTCTACGTCTACACCACCACCACCACCGCCACCGCCAGCCGTACCACCGCCAGCCGTACCACCACCGCCGCCGCCACCCTCGTTACCGCCACCACTACCTCCACCACCACCACTAATTGAAAGATTAATGCTGTTGGCTTTTGCTTGGAGGCGGTCTAGGTCACGTTCAAGCTCACGTATGGCCGTTTTGGCGTCAGCGGTGTCCGCTTTGACTTCAATTGTGGTGGTATATTTATCAGCCACTCTCTAGAAGCTCCTGTTCAAGTTTGTCAAACCATGGATCTCCCGTGATTATTGCACCATCTGTAGTTTTCATCGAGATTTCATTGAACGTTTCATCATCCAGCGAAATCAACATCCACTCGAAAAGATCTGAGGATGATACACTACCAAAACCAAGAGGGTCTAAAGTGCTAGGTGTCAGAGGAAACGGAATGTGTTGCTGTATTAACGGAAAGCCACCCATCGACCTTAGCTGGGTCACCCGTTCCAATGTCTCTGCGAAAGTAACGCAAATTGTGAGCCTCAAGTTTCTCAAATACACGTAAAAGTAAGACATCGTCCTCGGATGCCCACTTTGACAACCAATTTGGACATGGCCTTAGCTGAACTTCTAGTCGAGCCATTGCTACATATCTCATCTGAACCGCTGACGGTAGGTTGTCGATCTTATGACCTCCAGCTAGGTTTACAGCAGTAAGGTCACAGAGTGTTTTGTCCTGTCCGGTCATGATGCGACTTACTATCGCAGCTTCATGAATAACTCCATCTGGGTCGGTATACTTGATGAAAATTGTTTCTTCTCGTGGAACCAATTTTTCTTGAACCGGGGACGGGTTTACTGCTTCTTGGGCTTTTTTGTGGGCGGCTTGTGGGGTTAGATCGATATTAATTTGTTCTTCACTTTGGGTGGACATTTGGTCGTGCTCCTTTTTTAGATATTAGTTATTCTGTTCGTCGAACATCCTGAGCGCTAAAAAGCTCACATTTGTCGACATAAGTCCCCGAGAGTCCAAGTTCCAGCTTCTGGTTTGACACTTAAGTCCCTCAATTCGCCAAATGGTCACGTCGGTTATTGGATCGTAGATTTCAGCCATCATCGAGTTGAAGTTAATGACGTCTGCTGTTTCACCTACAGCCCACACTCCAGCGGCAGCTAAACTCGCACCGAGAAGACGCATTGCAGTCGCCTGAATCGTTACAGAACGTCCAATTGGTTCGATTTCCACTGGATCGATGTTTCCAAGAATGTCAATCGGTTGCTGAACAATGTTCTCACTTGCTGACACGCCGGTAGCCCAGCCAATTTCCTTACTTCCTATGAAAAACCGTGCTCTGGCACCGCTGATTGCAGTAGGCATATTATTCTCCCTTAAGCGTTAGACGCTTGTCTCTGTACCAGTGTTGTTACCACGATAAAGTTAACTGGCTCGATGGGTGCCATCTGGTAGGAAACCTTGAAGGTATCCCCGAGATCAGTCACCGTAACTGACTTACTGACAAATGCTTTAATGAACTTCTCTTTAACCTGAGTATCTAACCGGCTAAGCGTCAACGCTTTTATTCTTCCCGCTGTGGTTACATCTGCTGGATCTCCAATCATGGTTTCGAGGTTTGTTCTTAAATCTCGAACAGATGTATTGACAGACTCAACTGCGCTCAGCTCGCTAAAGATAGGATTGTCGTCTGTTAGATAAGTGGTTAGTGACCTTTCGATCCGTTGACCAAGTCTTCCGCCAACTGTAAACACCAACGCTTTTCTAAGAAGCTCGTTTGCTCCCTGAAACGGATCAATGTTTGCGTTCTGGTCAACAGATACAACATTAGGTCGTTTTCGAGTGAGCGGTGTACCGATGGCCGTACCAGACTGCATACCAGCACACATGGCAGCGAACCAACTTGGCGTAAGATTGCGTTGATTTCCTTCTGGATCGATAATGTCAATATCCTGAAAAACCATAGACACAAATCGACTGTTGAGTGCCTTTGTTCGCACAAACAGAGCTGCCTCTGTGTCGTCCTGTGCCGAACCGCACCAGCCGTTTCTTTCGCTTTGACCCTCTCCTGCCATTTTTTTGCAGTGATCACGAAGAGCACCATGAACACCACTTACACCACTAACATCTAAAAGACTATTTGGTAGTGCCACCACAATTTGAACCGACTTGCTTTCAAGCGACTCGAAAGCAGACGTCCAATCAGCCAGTATCGGAGTAGTTTCTGTCCCACCCGACAACGCGACGTCGCTCACCGTATTACCGGGCTTAAGGCTACTACCGGTTGCTCGCGTAACATCTACGAGGGTACTGTTTACACATGCGTTCACTATAGCCTGAACGTCGGCATCGACAGTCATCTTTGCAGCAGCCATATCAGCCGTTGCGGTATCGTCTAGGTGAATTGATTTAATTGCCGTGGCTTCTGGTTCCTCGTTAGTGGCGGTATATCCACTGTGAGCATTTACCGCATCCACCATTTGTGAAGCATAGGTATAGGTAGCAGCTTCAAGGTCGAACCCCACCGCCTCAATGCTCCACGTTCCACCAAATCCAACTTGATTCGTAACGTTAATGGAGGTGACTGCTGAGAACTCTGTTGTGGTTGTTTTGGTGTCACCAGCGACCTCGAAAGCAACGGGCTCTACTACGGCAGCACCAGTTAGCTTGTCAGTACCTGTTACGGCTATTGCCATCGCCTCACCACCACCCAAAGGTGCACTCAGGGTGAGTTTTATGGTTCCGCTGAATGCGAGCTTTGTGGGAGCAAGGTTTCCGCTTACGCCAGTAATGATGTTCGTAATAACCAGTCCAGCCGAGTTAGTAAAAGCAGCCGTGACCGACGTTGCCGCACCAACACCCACCTCGGTATATTGAAATGAAACGACGTCCGCCAACCCAACGTTATCGAATACCTCGGTCCTGCCGTCCCGGTAGAAGGTAAACTTCTGACCGTCCACTGTGCCGTTGGCGATACTGCATCCAACCTTGTTTCCGGTAGATCCCCATGCCTTTGATTTAACTTTAATAGACGGTGATCCATTGGAATCATTAAAGGTGTTTTGTGCTTGAGTTACTGGTTTCGCGTTTACCAAGGTAACAGAATTAGGACCACCTGTTACACGGTCATCGCTTGCAGAATTAAAAAGAACAGAAGACAAAACCATGAGATCGTCATTTGAGAACTCGACATCTGCCAACGCTCTAAACGAGGACGCAGTGGTTGGAGTTGCTTGCTCTAAAAAGGGAAATTCCCCAACGACCGCAACGTTATTTATGTCCAGCTCCGCACCAGAAAGGGCAGATGCGTCCACGATTGAATACACGCCGGGTCTACGAGTGACCATTCCGTTGACATTGACTTGACTAGGCATTCCTGACTCCTAACTGACGGGTGTAACTCCACCCGTATTTCCGTTGACGGTAATATCATCAGCCGCAACAAAGACGCTTTCGTGTGATCCAGCTCCAGCTGCATCCGCTGCGGTTACCTGCGAGACCACTTGCCATTTCTGTAACCGCATCATAACTCCGAGATCATCCGGTAACAAACCAGCTTCAGGCATAATATCCCCTCCACCAAGATATCGCACGGAAACAAATCCTGCTGCAAGCATTCTTGGTATGGAGCTAAGCATCATACCCCTAATAGCCTCATAAAGCGCTCTTAGCGCGTCTGGATTAGAGCAATACATTGTAAGATGAATTGTACTTCCTAACAACATTTCAAA